AAGTCAAAGATAACTGCAGTAAGTTTATTTGTCCGAAGCCGTTTTGACTTTTGAAGTTGCTTTCTTAGAGTTGCCATTATTTACTGCTATTTTATAAGCTAGTTTAAGTTCAATAAGTCTTTTCTTAGGATTCATGCCTTTAAAAACATGTGTCCCAGAAAATTCTGCAGTAAAATCTGCAAAAGACTTACTGTAGCCTTTTGCAAATGTTATCTGCTTATATTGCCTTTTGTTATCAGCCACTATTAAACGGTGATAGATAAAGGTTGTGACCCCTCAAAGATAATAGTACTTTGAGTTATTACTCCGTCTATCTCTATAGTAAACCCTGTAGAGAATCCAGTTCCTGTTAGTTCGTAAACATTATCCGATCCAGGTACTACTGTAGAGATGGCCTGGGCAACGCCAGAGGCATTCTTTACAACTAAGTCACCATCCTCTAATGAGTTAACGAAAGTATTACCATTCTTAACTTTTAACTTAAGAGAACTAGATGAGCTAGATACGCTTTCTAGGGTTAGGTCAAAAATTCCTTCTAAGTTACCATCTTCCAATGTTCCTTTAACAAGTACCGCTCCTAATACATCGTCTTTATCTGCAAAGACTATTCTACCTCTAACGAAAGGAACTTTATCCTTTGTTGCTCTTATTCTAGTTACTTCCATTGAAGTAATCTTACGCCCCTTGATTTTTACATCATCAGCGGCAAAAACCCCGGAGTAATCGCCTTCTTCGTTAAATTCAAATAACTCTCCGTAGTTACCTAACTCTTCATACGACTTTAGAGCTGCGTAAGCTGCAACACTAAGGTAGCACTCAAAAGTTATAATTTCTGTTCCTTTCGCTGTTACTTTAGAAAAGTTTCCACTTTCAAAAAGAGTATCTTCCGTAGAAGCATCTGCCAGTTCATACACTGGAAACAGAGGAACGATTGCTTTAGAAGCAATTGCTGCTCTCCAAGACGCTACCGTCTTAAAGTCCTCTATATCTGCAAACTGAAATCCGTTTGATACAACAGGTATTAAAAGCTTAGACTCAATAGAGTTGTCTTTGAAACCCGTATTTTTCTGCGGATTTTGAACAGACGAACCAATGTCTACATAAGGTGTGTTCATAATTGTGTTTATTTAATTAATTATTTAAACAGCTTACGCTGTAGTTTACTTTACCTACCACCGAAAAGGTGTAGTATGGGTGCATATCAAAAACGGCTAGATCTGAGTAAAAAAACTCATTTAAAGAATTTTCTATACCACTCTGTAGTTTAGGCTCTTTAAATATTCGAGTATCTCTAAGCACACTAACTGCCTTTAACTCCGCTTCGCGTTTTGGTCTATGTACACTGTTTGGAAATAACTTTCGTAGATCTAATATAAATACTACTTTAAGAGACGTATCAAATCTAATACCTTGTTCACTTAAGTGCTCTTCACTATCCACTATAAATATAGAACCATTAGTGTTATCATTTAAAAGAACGTCTTTATACTCATTGCCTCCTGTGTAATGCTCTAGTATAGGTTTGCCCTTTTTACCAATATTCTCTTCGACGATATCAAATATGTTTATGTTTGGCCATTCTAGCTTGTTATTAAGCTGAGTAGCCAACTTTCTAGCAACACGGTCGATCCCTTTTGGATTTGCAACTGTATATATCATATTATCCCCATCCATTTGATCCGGTTATTGTGGCTGGCCCATTGAATATTACTTTTGAGATATCCAGCATTGCTTTATGTCTCTTAAGTATTATTCCTCTAGCAACATAAAAGCCAGCTTCGTTTTTAGCTCCTTCCAGTTCTATTTTTAAATTCTGGTAAGAAAGAAAAGCGTTACGTTCTATTAGGTTTCTTCTATTTGTTGAAACAAATAATTCTAGCATCTGTATTGCAACCGTGTAACCTAAGGCTTCGTCAAATATTGAAGCTCTATTTATGAGAGTTTCTGAGTAATCTCTTTTATAGTTATACTCTGGGTTTTTCTCTAGAGACTCATTCAATACTATTTCTACTGCCTGTGATCTAACTAAATTAACGTAAGCATTAAACTCTTCCATACCCATATCTACCACAGCAACTGCAGCGTATATGTTTTCAACCGTGCATAGTTGATGAAAGCTATTAAACTTTCGTTTAGATACTGCAGTGAGTGCAGTGCTATTTAGCACCACACCACTGTTAGCATCTAGGGGTTTATCCCAACCTACTCGGTTATTTAATATGTCTAAAGCTTCTTGACTATGCATAGAATTTAGATTATGCTGCTATTAATTCAGCCTCAAATAACTCTACACCTTCTTCAGATAGTTGGTCTATCTTATTAGCAAGAGTTGCGTCTAGGTTTGTAATTACAGCTTTTGCTACGAACGTGTCTGTAACTCTAGCAGCATTAATACCATTCACAACGGATTGCTTAGTGTATGTTGTTCCTTCGTATTCGTACTCTGCATCGCCTTCTGTTTGTGTATCTTCACCAGCGGTAGCTTCATTGGTATTAATAAGGAAGACAGAGTCCACGTTATCAATTACCGGTATTGCTAAGGCTTGAGAAGATGTAAACTCTGCGAAGGGCTCATCTGTACTCCATTTCTTCAATAGAATAAAATTACCAGACTTAGCATATACAGCCTTAGGAGATTGTCTTGTCTCTTCAGCTAAGATACCATACATAAGCTTACCTACGTTAGTGTTCTCTGTAAGAACTACATTACCTTCTTCCCACGGGTTTAGTACAGTTCTCTTACCATTTCTTTCAACAGTAACTGTTCTATCCACAACAACAATAGTTAAGCCTAGCTTTCTTTGCATTAAGCCTTCTACTTGCTCTTGATCTGGGTCTGGAATAGTTGTACCTACAAAGCCTAAGGAGAATGCAAACTGCTCTTTAACTTGCTTGTTACTAGCTATGTTGTCAAAAGTGCTTTCGTCCATATAAATGTAACGAGGTCTAGTACCATCTTTCTTAGCGGCTTTAATAACTCTTTTAAGATCATCTATAGGAGTAGCGTTTGTATGATCTGACCATACCTCAGTAACTCCAAATAGGTTTTCCTTTGGGTAACCATAGTCAATTCTAATACCTGATCCGACGTTGTTCTCGTCGTCAATCACAGTAACTCCACTAGATAATCCTTTTAAGAAGATATACTCTAACTTCTCGTGTACACCCATAGTTGCTCTAACCTCATCATTGAAGATCTTATCTACAATAAATCTAGTTTCAACATTTCTATTTTGTAGCACATCAATGTCAGATAGATTCTTTTCAGACATTTTAAACTTCATGGATAATTTTGCAATGTCTCCAGAAGCCTTTCCAAAAGAATCTCTTCTTTTTAGAGATGCAGGAGAATCCATTGAGACTACGTCAGCAGCAACAATACTTGAATTAACCTGTAAGGTGTTCCATTTAAGATCCACACTTAACTCTTCAGTAAGCATTTCCTTGTACATATATGTCAAGGCGGTCTTTTTACCGTTAATTCTCTCATTAACAGTATCAGCGATTGATTTAAACCAAGCCGCAAACGTAATAAATAGTGATTCGTTCATTGGTTAGTCTTTCATGTAATTAATTAAGGGCCTAGCGGTGCGCACTGCAGCTAGGATTGAGGACATATCATAAGGCGCAGCCATATAATTAAGTGTTCCTCTTGTCATAATACCAACCATTGGCTTTGAAGTCAAGGTTGTAGAAATAACATGACCTTTATAGGTATGCCCTGAAGGTAAAGCGGCGTAGGCTGAACCTGAAACTGGCATTGGCTTTAAATCGCCATTGTCAGTCTTTTCTATGACGATGTGGCCTTCTTGTATTGATACTGGGGCATATCCTGTAACGTCTAATGTTCTACCTCCTGGAATCGCTTCCAAAACAGATACAACTACGATACCATCCATTCCTGTGCCTACATTGAGCTCATCGTGATAGTTTAAATCGGTGGTAATTCCACTCATGGTTAAAAAATTTTAGGGTTAAAAATTATACTTTCATTGAATTAATTACTTGGTCCACTTCTTCTTGTGACACCTTTGCTGGTGTTCCTTTGCCTGCTCCACCACCATAATCTGTGGAATCAGCTCTGTCTTGCACAAGTTCAGAGTACTCAGCCTCTAATTCGGTAACTTGAGACTCGAAGGTGTCTTCTTTACTAATGTCCATTCTAGACAACCATCGTTGCTTAGTTTCGGGCTTTAGTCCTTTCAACACTTCCGATTTAGCAAAAGCCTTATCTGCTAGGCTTCTTTTAGTTTCAGTTTGCTTACCCGCTTCAAAATCAGACATCTTCTTAGAAAGTCCTCCGATATTCTTTGCCATTGCTTTCGCCCACTCTGGAGTGTTGGCATCAAATTCTTCTTCTTCCTCTTCTTCTGCTGACCCTGGATTTGCGGCTAAACGATCCGCTTTGGCTTTCTCCTTTGCTCTGTTAGCTTTCTCTAAATCGTATTGTCTACTACGATCATCGTTTCTAGCTATTTCATCGAAAGGCATTACCTCATTGAAACCATTTAGTACTACATCAACTGCCGCATCATCTGCGTCATCAGCGGGTGTTTTTGAAAGTTTGTCCGCTAAAGCGTCCATCCTTTTTTGTGATAGATTTAATTTTGGAAACAACTCCTTAATTCTTGCTACCACCCTAGCTTTTTCTACTGCCATGTCTTGAAATTATTTATGTAAATTAATTGTGCGACTAAATTACAAGGAATATTGTTATAAATCACCATAAATATAAATTATTTTCATTATTCTTCAACAAAAAACCCCCAACGGCAGGTTGGGGGCTTCTCTGACACAAAAATCAAGATAGAAAACAATTAAATTGGGAGGTTCAATCATTCATACGGCCAATATAACAAAAGATCTTATATCTCTCTAGGTTTTTATATATTATTTTCATTTATAAATCATTGTTAGGTTCTCTCGGGTTGCCTGGGTTGTTTGGGTCTATTCCTCCTTCTCCTGATATCTTATTACGTTCTCTTTCAGCGGACTCCTTGTCGATCATCTCTATCTCTCCTGTCACATCATCAGCTAGATCTATTATAGAGACTCCAGTTCGTTTACTCATTAAGCCAGAGTTTACAGCCTTAGTAGCCACGTTAACTCTCTCATTTACATCGTTAGGTAATATAGAGTTAAAAATAATATCGTAATAAAGCCCAGACCCTTCTTCTTTTAAGCTTGTATTAGTTGTGGTAATCACACCACTAACTAAAACATTTATACACCTATCTATAAAGGTTCTCGTTTCACTACGCCTCATCTCTGCTTTCAATTCAGTTCCTAAGAACATAAGTTTAACCGTTTTCTCAGCAACATTACCAAGAGCCTTTAATTTGTCTAAGGAAAGGTTAGGAACACCTGATCCATGAGAGATTGCATCTTCCAATCTGTCTATCTCCAGTTTGTTTAACTCAGGTGCGTTTTTAGCCTCTAAGAATTTAGCCTCCCCGGTTATGTCCTTACCTTCGTCGTCGTATGTTCTTGGTATATTGAAATGCTTCCCTGTTTCATTCTTCGTAGGTAAGCTAGATACTTTACCAACTGTAACAAGTATTGGGTGGCCAGAATAATCTGTGGAGTCTCCTAGTTTAGAAAGAGCAACCTCATGCCGGTCTATTGCAGATCTAACAGGGTACCACTCAGGTAAATGTTGTTGGTCATATACAATAGGAATCCTATCAAAACCATGTGGCTTTTGATCTTCTACCATTACCAAAGAAGCGATCTCATCAGATAGGTGGTAGTAATTTTTATCATCCCATATCTGTATATGATTTGTAGTCTTGGTACCATCTATGGTTTGGTATTCCCACATAAATAATATCATATCGTCATACGCATCAAAGAATGGCGTCATTGTACCTGCTTCGTTATTAAGTACCTTTGTTTTTATTTCATTTTTCTGCTTAGCCAATCCAAGGGTTTTCAATACTTTGTTAAGTACCGAAGTATCTTTAATGGGTTGTATATAAAAATGCAAACCGACTTGAGTCTCAGACATTCTGGTCATTAAAGCCTTAAGTACTTTAGAGTCCATTCTGTTGACTCGCCATAATTGCTTTATTAAACTGTGCAGCTTACCTTCTTTAGAAGGCACCAAGTTAACGGGCCTTCCGCAGATAAAAGCGGCTAGCGTTTCTACAATGTTCTTTTGATGGTTTAAATGTATACGCACCGCTTTAGTCTCACCTTTGTCCCTTTGGATTCTATCAACTTGGCCAGGCCTTTGGTTTCTATTATTCTGTTTGTATTCATCTATATACGAATCAATTAACTCCCTAGCTTTGGTTTCTTTCCTTAGCTGAACTATGGCCTCTTTAGGATCATCGGTTAGCATTTTCTTAATGTCCTCAATTGTGTACTCCATTATCTTTTGTTGATATTAGTTGTGTAAATCTACAGCAAATTATTGAAAGGTTGTGTGTCTTAATTATATATTTTAACCTAGTAGTCTAAAAGCATACTTTCTTCTTTGCTCATTCCATATTCTTTGGCTAGTACTCTAATCTCAAACCACATATTCATAAAGACTGTGTCCATAATATCTGGGGATTCTCCTTGAAGTATTAGCTTCATTTCTTGCTTAGGTATTATCTTAAGCTTGCCATCATAATTTATTTTGTCTTTCTTAAAGGCCTTTCTCTCATGTATCATTCTTTCTCTAATAGTGCTTGACTTGTCATATTTCATTTTAGCCACTCTAGGAGATATTCCTAATAAACTATCATTGGATGATTGCCCACACTTATAAATAAGCTGGGTTTTTAAATTCTGGTAATTCTCAACAATGTTCTTATTAAGAAGAGGATCAAATATTTTAAGTGGTTGCGCGTTACCATGAAATGACACAGCCCCTGGTAAAAAGCCGTCTATATAACCCCCAACACCATCAGCATCGAATAATATTCTTGAGTTTGGTACAGAATACTTAGTTGCCATTAAAACTATAGCATCTAGCACTTGCTTACCATTAGACTTTTCCATAATAACGATATCCTCTAGACTGAGACCTTCAAAATATGATATGATTAATTTGTTCGAGCCCTCAAGAGCAATATCTGCAACTATTCGGTTTCTACCACGCCTTACACGTCTACTATCGTTAAACATCTCCAAGAAAGGCTCAAACTTAAATACATCTTCGTCCGTTTCTGAGAACTTCCAATTCGATTCTAATAATGACCTCCTGGTGGCCTCATCTTGGCTCAAAAGGTTAGCCAAATATGCTGGATTGACCTTTAAAAGCTCCTGGTTTTGATATATGCTACCTGATATGAAAGTTAGTGACTTTATAAAATCTTCAGGTTTTAGCCCCGATTTCTTCACCAGAGTCTGTAGAAACTCCCCGGCTTGCTCTATTACCTCCTTTTCTGAGTTTCCCCACAAGTATGTCTCCCCGTACCTAATAAAGTACCTAACAAGGCCATCTCTCTCAGGTATAGGGTAGCCGGTATCTTGGTCTATCCACCATGCAACCAGCTGGGCTACCCATGATTCTGGGTCTGGGTTACATGTCGCTCTAACGTATGGTTTCACTCCAGAGGTGCTCCTATTTCTACTCAACAGATAAAAAAACATCTTTTCACTAAAGTGGGTTAGCTCATCGAAGCCAATAAAAGGAACTTGAGCTCCTTGCCAATCCAATACGTTCTTTTCATATTCTAAGTGGGAGAACTTAAGTTTCGCACCTGAAGGAAATAACCATTCCATTGATGACTCTCTCGGCACTGCTCCTAAGTTAGGGTAAACTTGCATTGATGTGTCCCAGAGGCCTCCTTCTAATTTTATTTGTGGGTTGGTTCTTCTAAATATTACCCCACCCCAACTTTTAAGAGCTGAATGTCTAAGGAACTCCATAAGCAGTGCGTAGGTTTTTCCCACTCCTGCAGCGGAGCCTCCTATAACAATGTCAGCTGCACTGGATAGAAACTTCTGTTGAAAGCCTTCTTGAGGTTTTATTATTTTTTGCTCTTGATTTTCTTCGGCCATTTTTATTTGATTGTGTGAGGCTAAAATACAAAAAATAATTGATTCCGAGATTTACTAAGTGAAAGTCAGTTTTTTTAAAATACCAAAATTCCGTGGGGAGGGTAAATGTAATGCTATGTTAAAACCCAACTTTCGAAAACTGCAAAATTTCTGCCGGCAGCTTAGGGGCAAATAGTGTAGAAAAGGCTCCCACCTATTATTTTGGCTAGCATATATTTGTTAATGTTTAGTTAAATGTAAAGTGGTTTGTTAAATGTAAAATAGTTAGATAAATGTAAAATAGTTAGATAAATGTAAAATGGTTTGTTAAATGTAAATGGTTTGTTAATGTTTAGTTAAATGTAAAATAGTTAGATAAATGTAAAATAGTTAGATAAATGTAAAATAGTTAGATAAATGTAAAATGGTTAGATAAATGTAAAATGGTTAGATAAATGTAAAATTGTTAGATAAATGTAAAATGGTTAGATAAATGTAAAATAGTTAGATAAATGTAAAATAGTTAGATAAATGTAAAATGGTTTGTTAAATGTAAAATGGTTTGTTAAATGTAAATATGTTAGATAAATGTAAAATAGTTAGATAAATGTAAAATGGTTAGATAAATGTAAAATAGTTAGATAAATGTAAAATGGTTAGATAAATGTAAATATGTTAGATAAATGTAAAATGGTTAGATAAATGTAAAATAGTTAGATAAATGTAAAATGGTTTGTTAAATGTAAAATAGTTAGATAAATGTAAAATGGTTTGTTAAATGTAAAATAGTTAGATAAATGTAAATATGTTAGATAAATGTAAATATGTTAGATAAATGTAAATATGTTAGATAAATGTAAAATAGTTAGATAAATGTAAAATGGTTAGATAAATGTAAAATGGTTAGATAAATGTAAAATAGTTAGATAAATGTAAAATAGTTAGATAAATGTAAGGCGTGTGTTAAATTAACAGGCAGGTTACGAATAAAACCATGGGCCAGGATTGGACATGGACTGAAACCAGACACCGACAGGAGGCGGACAGGACATGGATAGGATCAGGATATCTATCCAGTTAGGATACGAACAGGACAACGGGTCGGATAGGACAGGGATAGGATATGGATCAGGACATTTGCACGGATAGGATATGGATCAGGAAGCGGACAGGAAGCGGACAGGATATGGATCAGGAAGCGGATAGGATATGGATCAGGAAGCGGACAGGATATGGATCAGGAAGCGGATAGGATATGGATCAGGAAGCGGACAGGAAGCGGGCAGGAAGCGGATAGGATATGGATCAGGAAGCGGATAGGATATGGATCAGGAAGCGGATAGGATATGGATCAGGAAGCGGACAGGACATTTGCATGGATAGGATATGGATCAGGACATTTGCATGGATAGGATACGAACAGGACAACGGGTCGAACTTCCTGTCTTGATACTGTCCGGAGTTTGGGATGAGGTTAGGAAAAAAAGGGGCAAAAGCCCCAATTCTATTGAAGGCTTTTGTAATGCTCCGTGTAGTTCATGTTCCCAATGACGTTGTTTATCTGAGAATCCGTTGGCACTATCAATTTGTGTAGGGTGTATATGCATGCTGAGGTGAAATACTCAAAACCCTTACTTTGGTATCGAATGCTGAAATCTTGGTGAATGTTAACGGTCTGGGCGCACGTTAAGCAAGAATCTAGGATTTGCTTCTGCTCGGCTTGGGTTAACTTGCGCTCGATGTTGTAAAGGATTTTGTAAATCTTCTCGGCGGCTTTTAGATCTTTTTGTAGGGCTTTGTACTTTTCACAATCCTCATCATAAAAATCGATTATGGAAAGGTAAAAGTTACTCATGTGCCTCATAGCTTCTCGTTGGTCGATTAGTTGTCTGGTCATTACCTGGGTTAACTGGTCTAAGGTAAGTGTCTCGTTTAGTCTTAGGGTAAAAATGCTGGGTAGGCTCATAATTTTTGATTTTAGATTATATACTAATATACGACTAATAAGTATATAAAAAAAGCCTAGATAGCAAGGATTTTAAAAGCATTTTTCCCCCGCGGAAATGTTAAACTTTCGTTAATTGCTTTTTTAGGTCAATAACATAGCCCGTGACGAAATGTTAAACTTTCGTTAATTGCTTTTTTAGGTCAATAACATAGCCCGTGACGAAATGTTAATCTTTCGTTAATTGCTTTTTTATTGAATATATTTATTCAGAATAATAAATGTTAAACTTTCGTTAATTGCTTTTTTAGGTCAATAGCATAGCCCGTGACGAAATGTTAATCTTTCGTTAATTGCTTTTTTATTGAATATATTTATTCAGAATAATAATTGTTAAAGTTTTGTTAATTGCTTTTTTAGGTCAATAGCATAGCCCGTGACGAAATGTTAAACTTTCGTTAATTGCTTTTTTATTGAATATTTTTATTCATAATATTAAACGTTAAAGTTTTGTTAAAAGCTTTTTTATTAAATACGTTCATTCAGAATCTCACATAAAAAAAATTAAACTGGGTTTTCACCCAATTTAATTTTAATTTTTAATATTAATATTTAAATCACTTATTTAGTTGCTGGGGTTGGTTTCTTCACACTTTTAACAACTTTCTTAACTTCTATCACTTCAATGGGATTCTCTAAGTCTGGGATGGCGATTCTCTCAATCACAATCACTGGATTTTTAAAACCTTTATCATGTTGGTAATATACTCTATTCATCATGATGGTAATAAATTTAGACTCACTGGGGATAATACTATTTTTTCTAGGATTCTTAGGGTCCACAGAATCTTTCATCTCGAATCGGGGCTCCCCATCAACTATACTCTTAATAAAAATACTGGTCGCAATTTTCACCTTAAAAGAAGTTGAAGTTTTGCTGGTCAATCTCAAATCGGTTCTGGTCATCAAATTTAATTCACTCATAGTTTTTAATTTATTTTATCACTGATTTAATTATTAGTGATATGCTAATATACAAATAGTATTTAAATAAAAAAAGCTTTTTATAAATTATTTTTAATTTTTTTTAAATATTTTTTTTAATATATATGATTGCGCGCGCGTACTAAAAAATATTGATATACAAAAACTTTTAATATAATATTAACGTATAATATTTATTGATAGTATGGGCTCATATTATATGCTTTTCTTATAATAAGCATTTCTTATACTTTTGACATTCCTATAATTTTTTCTTATAATAAGCATTTCTTATACTTTTGACATTACTATAATTTTTTCTTATAATAAGCATTTCTTATACTTTTGACATTACTATA